TGCTCGTTGGGATGGCAGCGCAGGCTCCCACCACGTCAGTTGCTGTCCCTGTCGGAGCTGAAGATGAAGCTTTGACTCGGATTGTTCGGCGAAACAACGAAGCTTCGCCCACTCAGGACGATGGGTTGGCTCGTGCTGCTTAGGGTACCCGCACGCTCGACGAGATTCGCGCCGAGGTCATCGCCCTCACCGAGCCCCGATACGCGCAGGGCGTGTCCTCCCTGCAGTGCTACGAGGCCACCGAGGGAATCGACTCCGTCATGATGATCGACGCCCGACTGGGGCCGACCGACGATGAGTGCGAGGCCATGGACGGGACCATCGTCACCTTCGCCGAGGCGCAGTCACTCCTCAACCAAGAGCACCCCAACGGGACCAGGGACCTCGTCCCATATTTCGGGAGGAAACCGTGATCAAGATTCACAAGGCCGTCACCTTCAAGTCCGTCAGCGAGACCGGACTTGTCGAAGCCGTCATCGCGACATTGGGCGTCATGGACAAAGACGGCGACGTGACCATGCCCGGATTCTTCGGGACGCAGGAAGTCGTCATGATCCCGACCCACGACTGGAACCATATCCCGATCGGCAAGGGCGTCCTTTCCGAGGAAGGGAATCAGGCCATCGCCCGTATCCAGATGAACATGGATATCCCGGAGGCCAAGGCCTGGCACTCGGCGCTCGCCTTCGACCTCAAGAACGGCAAGCCCCTCCAGCAATGGAGCTACGGGTTCAACATCCTGGACGGCGGCTCCGAGGCCGGGCAGATGGACGGGAAGGACGTCCGCTTCCTCAAGCCCATCGGTGCGGGCCCCGGGTGCAAGTGTTGGGAGGTCTCCCCGGTCCTGGTCGGCGCGGGCGAGGGGACCGGGACCCGCATGGTCAAGTCCGCGGGGACCGACACGCCGGACACCACTTTCAGCGATGAGGCCGAGTCGGTGCTTGCCGCCGCCAAGGCCCTCGCCGTGCGCGGGAAGTCGCTTGCCGACCTCCGCGCGAAGGACGGCCGCTCCGTATCCGCGGCCAACCGGGAGCGCCTGGCCGCCGTGGCCTGCTCCCTGAAGGGAGCGGTCACGGAACTCGCGGCTCTGTCAGCGCCGGACGTTGACCCGCACAAAGAGTACCTGCGATATCTGCGGATGCAGAGCGCGGGCTGACTATTCCGCACAACGAGAGGCAAGGACGATGGCGAATCTGAAGGATCTGCAAGAGAAACTGGCGAAGGCCCAGGCCACGATGGCTAAGGTCTTCGACCAGGCCGGCGAAGACATGGATTTCTCCAAGGTCACGGAGATTGCTGGAACGGACGCGGAGAAGTGCGCCGCCGTCCGCAAGATGAACGACGAGTGCGCGACCACCCAGAAGGAGATCGAACCCCTGCTGTCCGTCGAGAAGGCCCGCAAGGAGTACCTTGAGCGTAAGGGACTCGTCCCCATCGTCCACCCCGCCGAAGGCAAGGGCGGCTCCCCCGTGGAGACGAAGGACGAAGACGATCCCGCGCCCGTCGAACTCAAGAAGGCCCTCCGCATGAGCGGCATCTTCGAGAAGAAGAACTTCAACAAGGAGTTCACCCTTCCCGAGGGAGTCAACCTGAAGACCATGTTCGCCACCGGCGCCGGCTGGGCGGTTCCCACCCTCCGCACCGGGCGGGTCGAGGACTACCCGACGCGGCCCATCGCGGTAATGAGCATCATCCCGCGCGGTCAGACCAGCGCCGCGGCCGTGACGTATATGGTCGAAAGCACGTTCACCAACAACGCGACCGAGATCAAGGAGGGCGACTCCGACGCAGCCCTATACGGCGAGGCCGCTCTCGCGATGACCGAGACGTCCTCGACCGTCCGCAAGATCGCGGTCTACATCCCGGTCACGGATGAACAGCTCGAAGACGTGCCGCAGGTGTCCGGGTATCTCGACCGCCGACTCCGCTTCATGCTGGAACAGCGCCTCGACTCCCAGATCATCAATGGCAACGGGACCGCGCCCAACCTGTCCGGCATCATCGACCAGGGGACGGTGCAGACCCTCAACAAGGGCGACAACGCGGGCGACCTAGAAGTGGACGCCCTATACCGAGCCATCACACTGGTCCGAGCGGTGGCGTTCACGCAGCCGACGAACATGATCCTCCATCCCTACGATTGGGAGGACATCCGGCTCCTGAAGACCAACACGGGCCAGTACGTCTGGGGTCATCCGTCGGAGCCGGGCCCCGAGCGCATCTGGGGTCTCCCGGTCGTCGTCACGACCGCGATCACGGAGCACAAGGCCATCGTTGGGGACTTCGCCCAGGCGATCGAGCTGACCGAGCGGCGGGGGATCACCGTCAAGTCGTCGGACAGCCACGACACGTACTTCGTCAAGGGGAAGCAGGCGATTCGGGCGGACGTCCGCGTCGCGCTGCCGATCTATCGGCCGACGGCGTTCGTCTACATCACGCTCAACGTCTGAGGGTGGTGTGATCCGGCCCCGGGGGGTCAGTAATGGCCTCCCGGGGCAAGCCGCAAGAATCTCAGATCACACGGAGGACGGACAGATGGAGAAGATCAAGAAGATGGCGACCGGGGCACTGGCCCTGGTTCTGGTGTCGTCCCTGGCGGTGGGGAACGTGTTCGCGGAGTCCGCGCTCATATCCCCGACGCCCAGCGGTCGGGCGGGCATCTACGAGACGCTCGACTACTACGGGATGTCGGTCTACCGCATCAATCAGTCGGCGGCTGCGGCGCAGCTCATCGTCGGGGCATCTTTCCTCGACGGAGTCTGCGTCATCGGCGCAGACGCGGCATCGGCCTACTCCCTGGCACTGGATTCGGCCTCCGGCGCGGCGGGCCTGACCGTGGACAGCCTGAGCTACGCGGTGTCGCCGGACGTGTACGGGACTATCCCGGGAACGACCTCGACCAACTCGGAGGCGAACGGGTGCTGGTTCCCCAAGCATCCAGTCCGGTTCAAACTGGGGTTGGTCGGAGTGCAGAGCGAGTCCACGCACGACACTCTGTTCTACGTGCACACGTCCTCGGGCTCCAACCCGGGGCATTGAGGACCTGATCGACCCGAACCGCTGGCCCTCTCCTCCGAGCACGGGGGAGGGGGTCGGCGGGGAGGGTGGGAGACCATGAAGCGCGACCTGTTCTTCTGCGTCCTGTTTGGTTCCGTGACCTTTTTCATCCCGGGGATCATGGACCCCTACGTCATCCCCAAGTTCCTCGCGGCGGGGCTAGCCGCGCTCGCCCTATTGGTCTTGTCCCGGGACCGGGAGCCATCCTACCTGGAGCCATTCATGGCTCTGCTCCTGGTGGCCGGACTGGTGTCGGCAGCACGCGGGATGGATTGGAGGTACTCGTTGGTCGGATCATACGTCCTGCAGCCATTCGACTCGATCATGGCGATGGGTCTCTACCTGGTCGTGATAGCCGGGGCCGCTCGCTCCGGGATCACGGTGAGCGACTCCATGCGCCTGCTCTGCATGTCGGCCCTACCCATGTTGATCTACGCCCTGGCCCAGGGAGTCGTGTCGTCGGACCCGCTCCTCCCGGATGGGCAGACGCTCCATACGGGGGTCCTGGGGGGGCGAGCTGGATCTACGCAGGGTGGTCCCATCTACCTAGGAGCCATGGTGTCGCTCGTGTCGGTGTCCGCGGCATCTCTACTGCGCCGCAAGGATTGGCTTGGCGGGGTAGTCCTGGGCCTCTGCTTCGTGGCCATGGCCCTGACCCAGACCCGCGGAGCGGCCCTGGCGATGTGTGCTGGTCTCCTGGTCATGGCCCCCGCCAAGTGGCGCAAGTGGTCGGCCGCCGCCGGGGGTTTGGTGGTTCTGTGCGTCGTGTTCTCCCGGATGCATGCGTCCCATCTCGAGGCGGTGGACGGCGCCCGATGGGACGTCTGGCACATCGCGTGGCGGGCCTTCTCGGACAACCCACTGACCGGGATAGGGACGAGCGATTTTCTGCTCTACCTTCGGGCGAACATCTCCCCCGAGTACCTGGGACATGTTGGAGGGACGCATGTCGTACAGGCTCACGCGCACAACGACGTCTTGCACGTCGCGGCCACCATGGGCCTGTTCGGCCTGCTGACCTATGCTCTCCTGGGATGTGCGGCGGTCCTGGTCGTCACCGTCCAAAGCGACGACGAGGACTCTCTCGCGCTCGCGGGGATGCTCGCGGCATACTTCGTCTTCTCCAAGTTCAATCCCGTCTCCGGGTCGGTCTACTGCGTCCTCGCGGCCATATTCGGGGTGGCCTCCGGCTATAAGTTCAAGGCGGCCCAGCCGATGCGGTGGGCTTCCGTCGCGCTCGGGGTCCTGGTTTGTTTCACGTCGGCGCGCATGGTAGGGGCCTCATGGATGGCCGCCCGCGCGGTCACGCTCCCGCCCGAGGCCAGGGCCGACAAGGCATATTTTTACCAGCGGGCGCACCTTCTGCATCCGTGGGATATGCTTTATCTCACCCGTCACGTCGAGTCGGCGGCGGCTACGCTCGGGAGCGTCCCCGCATCAGTGCGTGCGCCCATGGCCGAGGCCCTCATGATCACGGCGCACCAGGCCGTAGCGGACCACCCCCGGGACTCCTACTCTCATGAGCTGTTCGGCAAGGCCGTCGTCATCGCCTACGCCTCGGGGGTCCCGGTCAATGTCAATATCGCTGGGGCGGCGTTCGGCCGGGCACAAGAACTGGCCCCGACGTTCATGCCCCCCATGCTCCGCCATCTGGCCTTCGCCAGGGCGGTAGGAGACAAACACCTGGAGGGAAAGCTCGGGAAGCGCATCGATCAGGTCAACGCCATGGTGGGGTTATGGCGCTGAGCATCGCACGAGAAAATGAGGAGACTGATATGGCGAAAGGATTCGTATGCAACGAAGATGTATTCCAGGACCAGAATGGGAAGGTGTTCCGGGCGGGCGAGAAGGCGAACCACGAGAACGGCCGCTTACGCTTCCTCGTCGCGCGCAAGGGCAAGACCATCAGCATCGAGCAGGCCACGAACCTCGGACTCATGGAGCCCGCATCGATGAAGGCGTCCGCCCCGGCCGAGAACAAGGGCCTCAAGCCCGAGGCCAACAAGGGGAAGAAGTAACCCAGGCACCATGTCCGCGCTCATCACGGTCGCCCAGCTCCGCCAGCACGTCGAGACCTGTCTTATCGACGATGCGGTGCAACGTCTCATCGACGCCGCCGACTCCGAGATCATCGCGCGTCTGGGGGAGCTGGCGACCGCAACTGAGGTCCTGGATGGCGGGAATGAGATGCTCCACCTGGTCCGTAAGGCGTCTTCCATCACGTCGGCAACCGAGCGCGTCAGCGAGACGGACTACGTCCTGGGGGCCGACGACTACTCACTGCTCAGCGACGGGTCCCGCGTTCAGCGTCTCCAGGGGTCCACTTACCCGGCGACGTCGTGGGATGGGCGCGTGACCATCGTCTACGTCCCGATCTCCGACTCAGCGCGGCGCATCGAATTGGAGATCGACCTGGTCCGCCTCGCGCTCCAGTATGAGGCGCACGGGGGCAAGGACATCGGCGACGTGAGCATCAAGCCCCTCGACTACCAGGCCGAGCGCGAGAAGTTGTTCGGGCGGCTGCTCCTGCGCCGGAGGCTAATCGCGTGAGCGCGATATCCTCCATCATGACCATGCGCGCCACCCTCAAGCGGAACGCCTCGGGGGCGGACGTCTACGGCGAAAAGAAGACCGACGGATGGGTCATGGTCGCGGACGCCGTGCCCTGCTACCTGTGGATCAAGGCGAGCAAGGAAGTCCTCGAAGGCAAATCCGTCGTCGTCGAGGATATCCGGGCATATTTCCGTCACGACGCCGACATCAAGCGCGGAGACCGCATCGTCATCCTCGAAGACCGCCGGGGCCGGAGCATCATGGACGGGACGCTGGAAGTGGACGTGCTGACACCCAAGAAGGTCGGGGACTGCCCGAGCCACTACGAGGCCCGCCTGCGGAGGGCCAATGGCTGCTAAAGTCAAGGGCCTGGATTGGAACGGCGATACCATCATCAAGAAAATGCAGGCCGCGGCGCGCATCGGCATTAACCGGACGATGGCCGTAGCCGTGACTGAGGCCAAGTCCACCCACCCATTCGAGAATAGGACGGGGAATGCCGAGCGGTCTATCCGCATCGTGGTCCGAGCCGAGACGACCAAGAAGCAGACCGCGGGCCTGTGGGGGAGCATGTCCTGCAAATATTTCGCCTTCCTGGAGTTCGGGACCGCGACCATGTCAGCGTTCGCTACTTTGCGGCCAACCGCCCAGCGGGTCTATCCCATCCTCTCCGATATGATCCAGAAGGCCTACAAGGAGCTCCCGCGCGTATGATGGACCCCATCGCGGCCACCATCGCGCTCCTCAAACTGGACGCCGACCTGCGCGTCCTGGTGGGGGACCGCATCTATGGCGAGGAGTTGCCCTGCGGCGAATCCAAGTATCAGCCCCGGGGAGCCGTCGTCCTGCGCCATGCCCCCAACGGCCTCCTGGTCGGAGGATACCTGGAGTTCGACTGGACGGGATTCGACGTGTTCTGCAATGGGGCCACGCCAAAGGACGCCGTTGATATCTACCTGGAGGTCAAGCGCATCCTCAAGCGCGCGCGCCGGCAGGTTGTGCAGGAAACCCTCATCCACTCTTTCGACATGGTCGCCGGCGGCCGCGGACTGCGCGAGCCCGCTACGCATTGGCCCTACACGCTCTCAAGCTGGACCGTTCTCGCGGCCGAGAATCAGGCCGTATGACGCAAAAGGAGGAGTCCATGACGAAGTTGACGAAGATGTTCCTGGGGGCCTTGCTGGCCCTGGCGTTCTCGGCCCCGGCGATGGCGTCGGATGTGAGCGTGTCGGTGCAGCAGATCGCCAAGGCGGGCTCGACACCCACCTATACCAGCACCGGGCTGGCGACGGGCAATACCTACCAGTTCAACAACGACGGGAGGGTCTTCGTCCATTTCAAAAAGACCGGGGCGGGCGACTGCACCGTGACCGTCGTCACGCAGGCCACCATGCAGGGCTACGCCATCGGCGACCAGACCGTAAGCGTCGCCGCGACGAGCGGGGACGTGTTCACGGGGCCGTTCCCGGCCAGCCTGTTCAACGATGCGAACGAGCTGGTCAGTTTCACAATATCGGACACGGTGGGCCTCTCCATCGCGGTCCTCAAGCTCTAAGGGGGAGCGATACCATGCCTTCACCTTTCGAGATCGTTGCGGCACCCGGAACCGTCTGGGCGGCCGCCGTCGGAACCGCATACCCCGACATCGGTGAGACCCCTTCAGCATCCTGGTCGAAGCTCGGGACCAACGGGGACAAGAACATCAGCGAGGACGGCATCAGCCTCAAGTCCGGCCAGAAGCTGGAGTTCTTCCGGGTGCTCGGGAGTACCGGCGCGGTTAAGGCCGCGCGCGTGGAGGAAAGCCTGGTCGGGTCCTTCACGATGTTCGACATGACCTTGGAGCAGTTGAAGCGCGCCTTCAACTCCAACACCGTCACGGACGTGGCGGCGGTGGCCGGGGTTGCGGGATACCGCTCCATGCCGCTCTACCGCGGATTGGACGTCACCCAGATGGCACTCCTCATCCGCTTCGACGCCAGCCCCTACGCCGACTCCATGAAATTGGAGGCGCGCATCCCCCGGGTCGTCCACTCGGGAGAGCCGGAGCTGGTCGGCAAGAAGGACGAACCCATGGGCGTCCTCATGGAGTTTACGACCATCGAGGACCCGGATTACGCCGGGGGGAAGTTCGGAGAGATCCTGGCCCAGGACGCGGTCGCGCTCTAGGATGGATTCCAAGGAGGCCGTAGCCGCGCTCGAGCAAGCGGCAGGGGCTCTCCTGGCGTCCGCGAAGGATCACAAGCGGGCGAGCTCGTATCATCGACGCGCCGCCCAGAGGGACATGGAGCGCAGCCGCAGGACCACGGCGGCGTTCTGGAAGGCGCAGGCAAGCGGAGACACCCAGGGAGGGAGTCATGGCTGAAGGACTGAGCATCAAGACCAAGCGCGAGCATCGGACCATCACTGTGGACGACAAGCAGTTCCATATCCGGGAGGCCCGGGAGGTCACGCTCTCGGAGAAGGTCGCCCTCATCAACGTCCTACGCGACATGGGGCGCCTGGGGGACGCGGTCAAGGCGAAGGTGGACCCGGAAGAGATGAGGCCCGTCAGCGCGGCGCTTCTGGACGCCATGAAAGTGGTCTCCCCGGAGCTGGCCGCGGATGCGGTTTCCGGGGCCATGTCGGACGATGAGCGCGCGCAGGTCCTCAATTATTTTTTCAGCGCCCAAAGCCGACCGGGGGCCGAGGGCGACGAGAAGAAGACCCCGGCCGCGAGCTGTTAGAGAACATCCCGGCCCTGCGCCGATTCTATGGCGGGAACTGGAAGGAGTGGAGCGAGCAGATGCCGATGGAGGCAATCGAGATGCACGTCGAGCAGATGCACCGTCTCCGCGCCCAGGAGAGCCTGAACGCGGCCACCATCGCCACGCTCGCGGGCTCCTCGCAGATGAAGCCGTCCGACGTGAACCGGGTCAAGGGCCGATGGTCGCGCATGGGGCGCAGCCGCCGGGACATCGACTCGGCCAACGCGGCCGCCTTCAAGAACATCGCCTCGGAGGTGAAGCGTGGCGGGTGAAGACGTCCTGGGCCAAGCGGTCCTCCTGCTCTCGGCCAACTCCCAGAAGCTCATGGACGATATGGCGCGTTCCAAGAACGCGGCCACGAACCTGCAAGAGCATTTCTCCACGGTGTCGGGAGGCATCCAGAGCGTCCTGGAGGGCATCGGGATAGGGTTCTCCTTCGGGGCCATGATCCGGGACACCATCGAGGCCGAGAACGCCCAGGCCCAGCTCGCCGCGGCGGTCCAGAGTACCGGGATGGCGGCCGGATTCACAGCGTCCCAGCTCATGCTCCAATCCGCGGCCCTCCAGAACGTGACCACGTTCTCGGACGAGGCCATCCAGCGGATGCAGGCGACCATGCTGTCCTTCCGCAACATCGTCGGTGACGTGTTCGTCCGCTCCCAGCAAGTGATACTCGACTTCGCCGCGGCCACCGGGAGGGACGCCTCGGACGCCGCTCGGACGCTGGGGATGGCCTTGAACGACCCCGTCAACGGTCTTACGATGCTCCGCAGGGCCGGGGTGTCCATGAGCGACGCGCTCAAGGAGAACATCACCGACCTGGCCGAGAGCGGCCGGCTGGCGGAGGCGCAGACGCTCATCCTCAACGAGCTTGCCGTCGCCTATGGCGGGCGCGCGGCCGCGGCCGTGGATACGCTCGGCGGGGCACTGTCCCAACTTCGCAACCGCTTCGGGGACCTGTTCCTGGAGATGCAGGGCCCCCTGCGGGACTCCTTGGTAGGGACCATCCAGTTCATTACGGCCAACCTAGGCAACCTCGCGGCCGGGCTGAATGGGGCCTTCGGAGGGGTCAAGGCGTTCATCGAGGTCCTGACCGAGAAGATAGTCTACTTCGGGCGGATGTTGTCGGCCGTCGCCACGCTCGACATGAAGGCCTTCACGGACGCCTCGCTCGGATTCAACCGCGTCGCCAACATCACCCAGGCCGTCATCAATGGGGCCGCGCAGGGCTATGAGATGACGGCCTCCAGCATGGCCCGCCTCAACGAGCAGATGACCGCAGCTCAGACCACGGCGCCCGCGGCGGCGGCGGCCATCCAGACTTCCAGCCAGGTCAGCGCGGCGGCCATCGAGGACGTGGCCCGCCGCAACGAGGCCGCGCTCCGCAAAATGAAGTCCGACGAGGACAAGCTCGCGGCCGACAAGCGGCGCATCCGCGAGCAAAACCTGTCCGCTACTCAGTCGAGCCTGTCCCTGCTCTCCGGCATGATTGCCGACGCGAACGGGAAGCAGTCGAAGGAGGCGAAGGCCGCGGCCATCATCACGGCCACGATAGACACCTGGGTCGCCGCCACGAAAGCCCTGGCATCGGCCTCCCCACCCTACAACTACGTCCTCGCCGCGGCTACGTTCGCGGCCGGGATGCGGAACGTAGCGCAGATCGAGGCCATGGAGACGGGCGGCCCCGTCAACGCGGGCCAGACCTACATGGTGGGAGAGGCCGGGCCGGAACTGTTCACCCCTGACCGGAGCGGGGCCATCATCCCCAACGACAAGATGGGCGGGAGCGTAGGCGGGGGCAAGGTCGAGCAGCACTTCCACGCGAGCGGCATGGACTATTCCAGCCAGGAGATGGCCCGCCGATTCTTCCAGACCGGGGCCGCCATGCTCCGCTCGGGAGCCGCCGAGGCGCTTGCCTTCGGTTCGGCCCTGTCTGAGCAAAGCACCCTGAACGCTAAGAGGGCGCACGGATGAGCGCCCTGGTCCTGACCGCGGGCGCGAGGCCCATCTTCTTGACTGAGGGATTCCTCAAGGTCCACGCCGACGACCAGGGGGACGTCGTCTGCTCTGCCGGGAACGCTCTGCGCCATCGCCTGCGCGACATGGACCCGGCCTCCCTGTGGCAAGGGGAAGCGGAGTCCGATGCAACGACCGAGACCATTACCTTCGGCCTCTGGGAACCGGGGATGCAGACCGCGCAGGACGTCAAGTTCCTCGCGGTCCTGAATCACAATCTGGCGTCGTTCGACTGGGACCTCTCCGACGACAACGGGGGGACATATCCCGGAGCGAACCAACAAGCCATCACAGCGCAGACCACGGCGAACCATCTACTATCCCTGGCGACCGCGATAGAGGCCGATAAAATCAAGTTCTCGGCCAAGGCGACCCAGACGGCCAACGCCTTCAAGCAGGTCGGATGCCTCATCGCCGCGTCCGAGCACCTGCAAATGCCCATAGGCATGAGCCTTTTCGAGCGCAAGCCCTACCGATTCAAGCACCGGGGCGCGCGGATGTACGACAACTCGATCCGCCGCGAGATGATATCACGATCGGACGCGGGATACCACTTCCGAGACTTCGCGGTCGGGTTCGCGGGCCTTACCGAATCACAGGCGGACGCGCTGGAGGCTGTCCTGGTCGCCCCGGACCCCTTCATATTCCTTCCGGAGCCAGGCGACCGCCCGGGCCTTGCCGTGCTGGGCCATGCCGTGATCGACACCATCACCAGGAATTACTCCCACCTGTCCCGCTCCGGCGGCGAGACCATGACTTTCGACTTCGAGGAAACCGGGGGCTCCTGACATGGCCCGCACGGTCTCCGACGAGTTCAAGGCAATCTGGGCGGCGAAGGTCCGGAAGGGCTACAAGCTCCGCATCGGCTACAAGCGCAGGTATTGGAGCGGGGCCGCCTTCGTCCTGGAGTCGAGCTACAACTACCTGTACGAGCAGGACTTCGTCGGAGTCGGGACTATCCCCTGGGCCATCGACAGTCAGCAGCAGAACGTCATCAAGTCGAGCGTGGTGACGCTGTCCTTCAAGAACATACGCAACGAGTGGAAGCAGTCGGCCGCGGTGCCCAGCATCTTCGCCGCAGACGACACGGCAACGGACGGCTACCGCCTGTTCAAGAGCGAGTTCATTATCCAATGCGGCTACGAGCTTTCTTCCGGGTCTACCGAATGGGTCACGGAGTTCACTAGTATCGCACTCGGCCCTAAGATGACCGGGAGCGGGGTCGCCGCGATCCGGGTCATGAGCAAGGCCGCCCTACAGCTTGAGAAGTCGGACCCGGGCAAGGTCTCCACCACGTTTACACTGGAGGACTGCATCCCGGCGACAGGTGACGGGTCGAATAAGGATTTTGAGAGCACCTCGCTCGGAGTCAACGACATCACCGACCTGCAAGTCAATGCCGTTACGCTATCCCGCAACTCCTACAGCGTGTCGAATACGAACCAAATAGCCATCCCCGGAAACACGGGCCGGGTCGCCTTCGCTCTGACCGACGCTCCTCTCGCCGGGCAGACCGTGAAATGCTCGGGCCGGAAGTGGCTCCAGAATCAGGAGCTGGGCGTCCTGCTCGGCCTCCTCGCCGACCAGGCCGGGGTCCTGGCGGCCCAGAGGACCATCGGATCTATCACCATCCCGTCGGCCACCGGGTTCAAGGAGGTCGATTCCGTAGTCGAGTGGGACGCCGATGACTCGCGCGTCAACATCGACACGGCCATTGAGGAGGGGAGCGGCCAGCAACAGTTCCACTCCATAGCCGACTTCTCGGCGGCCGGACACTCAGAATGGTCAACGCTCGCCGGGGGGACCTACACCTCGGACGCCGGATACCTCGGAGTCGGCACGGGTCCACTCGGCGGCCCCGGCTCGGCCTCCGCGAAGGCGTGGAAGACATACACGACCACGGCCCTGGCGACTGTTCGGACCATCCATTTCAGCGCCCAAGTATCCATCGAGTCCACGGCCTCCCCGGACGAGGTGGCCTACATCAAGGTCATGGTCACGAACCGGGGGCATTACGGCATCGTCTTCTCGCAGTCGGGGAGCTGCTACTTCGGCCGGCAGACGGCCGGGGTCTGGACCTCGCTAAAGAGCCTCGGGGCGAATCCCACTTCGGGAGGTGTCGCCTTTCGTATCACCATCGACTCATCCGGGACGTTCGAGCTCTGGCGCGGAGGCATCAGCCAGGGTACGGTCAGCGAGGACCCCGTCCCCACGGTCCTGTCCTACGTCATCGAGGTCAACGCCGTAGCCTTCGGGACCGACTACAACCTGGTCATGTTGACGGACGCGCAATGGGCCGAGGGCGCATACGGCGACTCGGGCTCCTGGTCAACCTCGGACAATGAGATCGTCTACATCTTCGACCTGGCCTCGGTCCCCACGGCCATGGGCCGCATCACCTACGTCGGATCCCTGAACGGGGGGACGCTGACCTTTCAGAGCGCGGGAGCCGTGGACTCTGGCGGGAGTCCGGGAGCGTGGGACGCACTGGTCACGACCGACTCTGACGGCCAGATGAATCACACCGCGAAGCAATGGCTCAAAATACGGGTCAAGTTCGACGACGCCACCACGCGCTACGCCGGCCCCGTGGTGCAGAGCTTCCGCGCTGAGTTCTACACGACCGAAGTCATTATCTCCCTGGCGAACCTCGGAACGGACGCGAGCTGCGGGGCCTCCATTGAAGCCTACCTCAAGATGATCGACTACGAGGGCGGCGACGACCCCGACGGAAAGCTGTTCATCCGGTCCAAGGACGTCAGCATGGAGTCCGTCGTCCACCTGACCCAGGAGAACGGAATAATCGACGTCCTGGACTACGACGACGGGCGGGACCGGGTCGTCACGGTGGGGAAGGTCCAGTATGGGAGTTACGTCGCGGAGTACGACGCGGCCGACGCGGGGGAATCGTCCCCCACCTGCGAGGAGGAGTACGGGCGCGTCCTTCCCCCCGGGGGCGGCATCAACCTCGGGACCCGCGCCCTCGCCAATGACGTGGACATCGCCGCGGCCCGGGCGCAAATAGCCTTCGAGCGCGGACATGAGCCAAGGATACGCCTGCGGCTTTCGACATGGCTGGTCCCATGGCTCGACATCTCCGACAAGGTGACGGTAACGGTGGCTGACCAATCCATCATGCTCCACGCCGTCGCCAATGACCCCTGCGCGCGCGTGGGCTCCCAGATGGTCCTGGACACCCCCCAGAACATCCTCGCCAACGCTCTGGAGATGAAGGTCCTCGAATATAAACCGAATTACGATACGGGTCATGCTGAAATTCTGGCGGAGGAGATACTATGAAGCGCATCGCTCTCGCGGCGGTTTTGATCCTGACGGGGTCGCAGGCCTGGGCCGCAGGCGCCGGATGCCAGAACACCAGCGGCCCGCTGACCTTGGAGAAGGTGCGCGCCGGGGCCTCGGGTACGGAGATGTTCGGATGTATCAACCGATCCCTCGACGCCATATCTTCGTCCACCGTTGTCGGCTCCTCCGCGACCTACGAGGCGCGGTTCGTGGCTGTCGGAGTCTCTACGGCTGGCCTCAAGACCGATTCCATGGCGGCGGGGGTGTCGTCCGCCGCCCTGCGCGTGGAACTGGTCGCCGTTGGCGTGGCGACCCAAGCCCACGCCTCCCTGACCGGGGCGGACGCTCACGGTGCGGCGTCAGCAAACACAGCCTCGCAGATCGTAGCGAGAGACGGGAGCGGCAATTTCAGCGCGGGGGCCATCACCGCGGCATTGACCGGGAATGTCACGGGGAATGTGTCTGGAAGCGCAGGGACCGCAACGGCCCTGGCCGCTGACCCCGCTGGCTGTGCCGCCGGGAGCGTGACCTTCGACATCAGTGCCGCAGGCGTGTCCTCATGCGCCGCCGTCTTCGACTCGATGGTCAATGGGTCTACGGCCCCGGTAACGAGCAATCAGCTATACGGCCACAACGCCCTGACTGCGGCCGGGACTCACGGTTCCGCTTCTGCGAATACTATCAACACACTGGTGCATCGCGATGGAAGTGGAAACTTCAGCGCGGGCACCATCACCTCCTCCCTGACCGGAGCCTCCTCCCTGAATGTCCTGAAGGCCGGGGACACGATGACGGGGAGCCTGACTATCTCGGGGGCAGGCGTGAGCGCGGCGACGGGGACCTTCGGCGGGGGCATCTGTCCGTCAACGGCATCTGTCTGCTTCAACGCCCTCCCCCTCTCCGCCAACGCGGGGGCCTATTTCGGGGGGAATGTGGGGGTGGGGACGACGGCTCCGTCGGCAAAGTTAGATGTAAACGGGGTGCTGACCGTAACCACCGCCTCTATCCGTGGTGAACCTATCGCTTACTTCGGGGACTCAATCGGTGGAGGAACCCCGGGAATGTCTATGAAGGTCCTATCCATTGGGACTGCCGCTGGAGACTATCCCGTCAATTCCGCCGCCTACAATGCAATCCTGAATGTCGGGACGCAGAATGTCTCGCCATACAAATCTTTGCATCTTCGTGGCGGGGCGATACTGGCGGGGAACCTGGGCAACGTCGGCATTGGCAACACCGCGCCCACGACGAAGCTGGATGTGACAGGGACGGCGGTGGCCTCTCATTTCTTTTCGAGCGGGACGCTGACGGCACCTACCATCATCGGACCAGTAACAGTATCTCTCTCATCGCTGACCATCGTCGATGGCGGTGGGACGAGGGGACTTATGCTTCTGGGGTCGGCCCCGGGGATGCAGTACACCGAAACCGACAACTCAGGGAGTTTTACCCATCAGGTGGTGGATGGGGTAATGAGCATCGGCGTCTGCGGGACGGAGGGTTGCGGGAACACGATCGCAATATGGAAACAGGCGGAAGGAATATCTGCAAGCGTCTCCACCATCACCTTTACGGCGGCGCGAGCAGAGTTCTCCGGGTCCATCCAGCAAGAGACGGCAAAGGACTGTACGCTCGGGGCTACGACCGACGCCGCCGGGAAGTTTGATGGGTGCGTCGCATCCAGCATCAAGCTAAAGCAGGGAGTGTCGGCCCTGCCCTATGACCCGGCGCGCATCGACGACCTGCGCCCGGTCCTCTACCGCATGAAGGACTCCCCCACCATCCAGAGGTCAGGATTCATAGCGGAGGAGGTCGCGTCGGTCATGCCATCGGCGTCGGTCCCCGCCGGGAAGCTGACCGGAGTAGACCCCAACGCAATCGCGTCCGCGCTAGTGCAGGAAGTGCAGATGCTCCGGAAGCGGATGCTCGCGGCTGAGAAGGGAAGTCGGGAACTGGCGGCGCGGGTGGCGGCATTGGAAGCGAAAGTGAAGGCGAAGGCACAGGTGGCGAAGCCATGAGCATCTGGCCCTTCCGCCGACTCGACTACCACGCCGGGAGCGTGACCTATTCGCGGGAGGCCCTGCTCGGGAGGCTCCTCGGATTGGTGCGCCTGACCGGAACCGTGGGCGGTGCGGCCATGCTCTCTCTCCTGAAGGACAAGAGCTTCCTCGCCATGCGGCACGACCTCGCGGAGAAGTTCTGCTTCAACGCCCGTTCCGTCTACCCCAATTACGAGGCCGAGGTCTGCGATTGCGACGACCTTGAAGGGCTGTTCCGCGCTGACCGCATCCGCTATCGCTGGAAGGCGGGCCTCCGCATCCCCGAGGCGATGGGCGGCGTGGACTATATCCGCAAGGACGGTGTCTGCCATCGGGCGGCGTGGGCGCTGACGGACAAGAGCCTCTACATCATCCAGCCGCAGAGTGGGGCTTGGGCGCAGGCAGAGGACGAGGTGAGGGAGGCGGTATACTTCGATGCCTGACGACAAAGACGACATGGACCGACTGCGCGACCTCTTGGAGGACCTGGCATCATGACGACACCTGAGCCGCAACCTCATGGATCGGACCCCGTCGTCGTGGGGCATCTCATGGATATCAAGGAGTTCCTCGGGCGTCTCGATGCCAAATCCGAAGCGACCAAGGAACATCTGATTTCCGTGAGCGCGAAGGCCGACGGCATCCGCGATGATTTCGATGAGCACCTTGATGACCTCAACGCCCACGGTGCGGACGCCGTGAAGGCTGCCCGTGCCTCGACGGATTCCACCTGGCAGAAGTGGGCGGCGGTCATCGCGCTCGCGGTATCGTTCCTGACCCTGCTCTGGGAGGCGAAATGAACGACCAGGCGATATCCGGAGTCCGCAAGGCGACCCTTACCCGCTACGAGTCGGGCGACGAAGGGACGTTCGGCATCCTGACCATCGGCGACCCCGCCGCGCCCGCTTTCAAGTGCTACACGCTGGAGCTCCCCTCGCGCGAGAACGCAGTCGGCAAGTCCTGCATCCCCGCCGGGGAATATCTTTTCAAGTGGCGCACCGACTCACCCAAACATGGAGAGTGTTACGAGGAGTGGGACAATCCCCTCACCCCTGAGCATGAGGACGTCCTGGGCCGCTCGAACGTCCAGATCCACGCGGCGAACCTCGCGGGGGACGTGGAGAAGGGCTACGTCTCTCAACTCCTCGGCTGCATCGCCCCCGGCATGTGTGTGGCGAAATTCCCGGCCAACGTGCCGCCTGCTGGTGCGAAAGCACAGATGGGCGTCACGGGTTCCAAGGATGCGCTCCGCAAGATGAATGCGGAACTCAAAGGCGCCTTACTCATGCTCAAGGTCTGTTGGATCGAGAACGGGGCGAAGACGTTGCCCATCGTGGGAGGATATTAAGATGAAGATAATGCTCGCCGTCGTCCTTTCACTCCTCGCTCTCCCCGCCCGCGCGCAGGACGTGGGGCAGGCGCAGGGTTCCGTATCGTCCTCCATGTCGGCCTTCGTCTCCTCCAATTCGGCCAGCTTGGAGGGCGCACTCGCGGCCACGGCGGCGGGGGAGCGCCGACTCTACCTCGGCCTACCGACGATGTACTGGCCCGAGTCCACCCAGCATTTCAAGTGGGGCCTCGGCGTCTCCTGGATCAGCACGGAGCAGGGATGGGGCAAGCCGCAGGCGGCGACGGCGTTCTCCGTCGAGCTCGTCGAGACGGGGCGGCGCATCTTCGCAAAATCCAACGTGGTCGCTGCCCCCTGGACGCACCGCTGGCAGGTCTGGGGCTCGGCCGGCACCGCGTTCCCGCGCGAGAGCTGGGGGCGGGGGACCTCATGGCGCATGAGCGAGCTGCTGTTCCTTGGCGTCAACGTCTCCGCGAGGGTGCTGTAATGGTGAATCTCAATTTCGACATCCTCCCCAACGGCAAGGGCTACAAACTCTTGCGCGAGATTTCATACGTCTCCCCGCGCTACCGCCGACGCGCAACCGTCCCGGAGGGCTACATCTCCGACGGCGCGAGCGGTCCCGCCGAGGACATCGTCTCGGAGGCGTGGTGGGTCCATGACATCCTCTGCTCGAGCGGGACATTCGACGACGGGGCGAAATGCACAAACTGGATGGCGTCGTGGGTCCTGCACGACATCCTGCTCAAAGAGGGCCGCTGGTTCCGGGCGCGGTCCTGGTTCGTCGCGACGGGCATCTTTCGTCCCATTTGGAATTGCATCGAGGAACTCAATCCGCTATCCGGGCGACGGAGAAAATAGGAGGCGCACATGGACCAACTGACCGCCGTTGTTATGGATTTCGTCAAGGACCATTTCCTCGCCAGCCATTCCATCATCGCCGCGCTGGCCGTGGCCCTGGCCCGCGTGGACACCATCCTGCGGATTCTGCTCCGGTTCGTCCCAGCCGAAATGCTCAAAATGGCGGTGGACCGGATCGAAAAGCGCATCGATGCGCGCATCGACAAGATCGCGGGGGATCAGAGGTTGACCAAACCAGTCAACCCCGCCCCGGTCCCGGGCGAGCTCCCCCAGCCCTAGCATGTCCCGCGCCCGATGGCTCAGCAAGTCCCTGCGCCCGAGTGCCCACCTCGCGGCCTGGGTCGCGGTCGAGTTGTTGCTGGTCTACGGACTGCTCTGCTCCATCCTATCTCCCCTCGGTCAGTAGATCGCGTCGCACCCGCCTCCCGGCCATCTCCTCCGGGGGGCGACCTATATATAGGGGGGAGCCCCGTCTAGGTCTTTCGGGCAATGGAGATATGGGCGCGGATAGCGCCGAATGGATCGGATTGGAGATAAAAAATGGAAAAAGGCACCTGTTTCGGATGCGATCAAGAGTTCGACACGAAGGATTTGGAGACATGGGGGGAAGTGGGACTCTGCTCGGAATGCGCGAAAGTGGAGCAGAACAACGCGGAAATGGAAAAGGAAGATGATGAACAAAAAGAGGCGCAGAAGCTTGGATCTGGGAAATTTTACGTGCTCAAAACCGCGTTCCACGGTGGCGGGACCATCTGCGGGCCCGTGGATGCGCTCACAGCCGTGAAAGCCCGGAATGCCTACCGGGAGGGGGATTGCATCTGCGGTTGTGCCGGCATCATCCCCGAATCGGAATATGCGGAAACCCGGACGGAGCGGGGGAACAGTCCTTACTCTCTGGTACGATAATCCGGATTCCGGCCATAGGGTCCGGGCGCGAGCTCGGACCACTTGGCGGGAATCTGAAAATCGAGGGAGGGCTAATGGATAAAATGTGGGAGTCGCGCGAAATGCACGAGCATCCGGCGAAGCACCCGGAGGGGAGATACGGACGGAAGGATCGCGTGACCATCACCATGGACCCGGATATGCTGTCCCGCTTGGATGCGCTGGCGGCGTCCGAGCACCGGAGTCGGAGCGCGATGGTGGAGGAGATCATCCGTAAGTTCAACCAAGAAAAATAGCCTACTAGATTTTTTGGCTTGACAAATGACCAGTATCGTGCTATCCTTGGAGATGCGATGGAGATGGGAGCGGATTTTTTATGCCGGGCCTCGGGGAACCACCGACGGGAGAAGGGTATCCGCCCCCTCCATCGCACGTCGGCTCCGGGGTCCGGCGCTCTTTTTTGTAGGACAAAATGCGATGGAGGAGAAAAATGAAAACCGAATCGAAGCACACGCCGGGGCCGTGGACCATTGGAGAAAATCACGGGGGGGTCGTGGAAGTGACCGCTTCCGATGATATGAGCGTCGCGGAAAATGTGTGCGCGAATGACGCCCGCCTCATTGCCGCTGCGCCGGAATTGCTATCGGCTGCGCGGGACCTCGTGTATGGTTTCGGGCTCGTGCAGGGTCCCGTCGGCTTCGCGGAGAAAATCCTGGCACTGCGCGCCGCAATCGCCCGGGCGGATGCGGAGTAGGCCACAAAGTCTCCTCCTCATGCTCATGAGCGCATGGGTGAACTGATGGAGAGACGATGTCAAAAATAAAATCACGGGGGACCGGATGCTCAACGACACTGACCGACTGACATTGCGGGAGATAACTGACGGGACTCCGGATTGCGCCTGCAGATTCATCCCGGGAAAATTGGATCTCCAGCGGTGCCCACTTCATGCCGTCGCTCAGGAGCTGCTGGACGAATGCAGGATAGTCCTCTACCTACTAGATGACCATGCCAGTTTATGCGCACACTCCTTTGCCAGTACCAGGGCGCGACTCCGTGCCGTCATATCCAAGGCCGGGGGGCGCTAACCATGCGCCGCCTCGCCTTCCTGCGCTACGCCATCGAAGCCGACGACGCCTTATGGTGGGAGCGCGTCGAGTTCCGGGTCCGGTCTCTTTTCCTGGGGGACCTGCTCGGGTGGGCTGTAGTGCTGGTCTCGCTCGGATATCTGCTCGGGCATCTTGCGGTATGGGCCGAGCGCGGGTTCCAGATCGTGGGGGGCTGACATGGTCGAAATCGGGAAGGTGGAGCGGGCTCGTCGCCACGGCCGGGTGCATGGATACTTCGTCGAAGTGGACGGAAGCCGCCGATTCATCCGCGCCGCGGGCGTGGCGGATGCCGTCGAGAAGGCGACGCTCAAGTACGGGCGACCGCTATGACTACCAAGATGCTCGGCGGCCGATTCGTGACCTGCTCGGTGCGCGGCTGCGGCAAGCCCGTAGACGAGAAGGCCCTTGCCGACCTATGCGATGACCACCTTAAGCCCATCTGGCCCGAGAGCGACAAGGTCCTGGGCGAGTCCGACCACACGCGCCTCGTGTGCGACGGGACGAGCCATCGCGGCGTGGACAAGAGGACCGGGGCGGACTATCGGGTCTGCGAGTGCGATTGTGCGCTCCGGTCCAGGACCGCCGGACCAGTGACGCTATGAAGGAAAAGGAGAGAGACATGGAGACCACGACGGAGACGAAGCCGCAGACGAAAGCGTTAGCCCCAAAGAACAAGTCGCTCAAGGAAATGCTCGGCGACGAGTCCGCGAAGAAGCGCTTCCGGGAGATACTCGGACAGAAGTCGGCCGGGTTTATTTCCTCGATCATCAGCGCGCACCAGGCGAACAAGGCGCTCCAGGAGTGCGACCCGCAGTCCATCCTCGCGGCCGCGGCCGTCGCGGCGAGCCTGGACTTGCCCATCAACCCGAGCCTCGGCCAGGCCGCGCTCGTCCCGTACAGCGGCCAGGCGCAGTTCCAGATGCAGTGGAAGGGCTACGTGCAGCTCGCCCACCGCACGGGCAAGTATCGCCGCATCCACCTGGCCCCCGTGTTCGAGGGGCAGCTCGTGGAGTACGACGAGTTCAAGGGCGTCGTCCGGCTCGACGCGGCGCGCAAGAAGTCCGACCTGGTCATGGGGTTTTATTTCTACTTCGAGCTGACCAACGGATTCCTCCATGAAGCCTACTGGTCGACCGCTCAGTGCATCGCTCACGGCTGGAAGTTCTCCAAGAGCTTCGGCTACTGCAACGGCCAATGGCCGGACGACCCACTGATCCCGAAGACCGGGACCGGCCGTGACCGGCGCGTCGACCTCAAGTCCTTCAAGGGCCTGGTCACGTACAAGAGTGGCACCTACGGGATGTGCGCCAAGACCGTCGTCAAGAACGAGCTGTCGAAGTGGGGACCGCTCTCGACGGAGATGCAGGACGCCGTGGTCAAGGATCAGGCCGTATTCGACCAGGAAGGGAACCCCAAGTACATAGACACGACGGCCGAGCCCACCGTGGACCCGGAGATGCCGAAGCGAGCGAGCGAGGCCAAAGCGCTGCCCGCCCCCGAGCCCGCGAAGGACCCGGAGACGCCTGCCGAAGCTGCTGCGCAGTCCCAAGCAGGGGCCAATGACGGGGCCGCGCAGGAGACCTCCTTCATCATCGAGAAGGTCACGACGACGGAAAAGGGGAAGAAGGTTTTCTACTGCATCTACATCGACGGGATGCGCTACGAGACGCCCAACGCGGATATGGGCAAGGCCGCCCGGGCGTGGTGCGACAGCAAGACCCCGGTCGTCTTCGTCGCCGACGATGGGGACCTGGTGGAGATGCGGAAAGCCTGAGATAGTAGATATGCGCCGCCTGGGCGGCGATAGGTCGGGACTACCGACTACCCAGACAATTGCAGGAAAGGGGAGATTATGAAGGGATTTAAGGGATTCGACAAGGACCTAAAGTGTACAGCCGAAGGTAATACCGTCCAGTATTCCGTCGGGGCGACGCACACGCACTCCGGGGAGATCGCGCTCTGCAAGTCCGGCTTGCACTTCTGCGAGCATCCGCTGGACGTGTTCTCCTATTACCCGCCGTCGCAATCCAGATTCGCCGAGGTAGAGGCGGAAGGCGTCTCCACTGAGACGCAAGGAGACATTAAGCGCGTGTCGAAATCCATAAGAGTTGTCGCAGAGTTGTCGCTATCTGCGATGGCATCGGCAGCCGTGAAGTTTGTCTTTGACCGGGTGGACTGGAAGAACGCCGAGGATAAGTCCTCGAAGGACCGGGGCGCGGCGTTGGCCACGGGCGACCAGGGCGCGGCGTTGGCCACG